AGACAATATGCCTGTACCAGATACACCAGCACCTTCTGTCGCAGTAACCTGACCCATGCCAGATAAGAAGTCACCGCCAGTAACTGCTGGTGTTACAGCAGCCGTTGTGCCCGTAACCGCAGGTGCAGCAGCGTTAGCCAGAGCCGTTCCAGCAGCAGATCCTGCTGCGGTAGTTCCGAATGCTGGAAGTTCTGTCGCAATGACTGAACCGCTAGTGACTGGAGTTGCGACTGCACCAGCGTCAGAAACCGCAGCCAAAGGTACGGTCTCGCCAGTTGTGGCGCTTACATAAGCCCCGATCTCTGGTGCGTAGTAGTAACCAGCAGCCATCAAAGCAGCCAGAGTCCAGCCTTGTGGACCAAGCGTATTGCGTACACCCTGATCAATGCTTACGCCAAGATCACTAACGCCATTGATAACGCCTTGACCGAGGTCACCGACACCGCTAACTACATCGCTTACTACTCCACCCATATCATCTCCCTTGTCACACCTTGTTGGTGTAGATAAAAGCCTTCGATCCGTCTAATAGTGATATTTGACATTTCTCAGACCAGCCAAATGACTTGGCAAATCTTACAAGTTTGATGTCTTCTTCGCGTATCAGCGCGACGATAGGCTTCCCAATTAAATTCTCAATAAGAGCAATGCTCTTCAAGCAGTCCTTTTTAACCCCAGAAGACCATCTTCTGATCTCCACATGAATCCATAAATTACCTCTGAAGAACTCCAAGTACACGGTGTAATCCTCTCGGATACATACAGGTACTTTTCCAGCCCTTAATTCTTGCTCCAATTCTAAGTCACCGTTTACCCATTGCGACAACATCAAATCGGTTCACGCCTACACGCCAGTCCTCTAAAACATTGCCTGTATACCTGACCTTGACCTGTCTGGCAGCGAACCTCACATCTGTCGGTTGTGCTGCGGAATACGGTCCATAAGTCGTCTCAGTCGCCATTGGGTACATACGAGTCTTGAAGGACACGACGACCTCGCCAAGAGTTTGCTCGTCTGGAATAACCCGACGCACCGACATGATGTTGTCCCCGTTACCAATCTCATAAGGACCAGACTCAGCAAATGGCACAGAACCGTCGTAGGCATAGCCGACTTCGTGCTCATAGATATAACCATCTGACGAAATCATCAAAGGATTGGTGAATACACCTCGATCAGTTCCAGCAGTACGAGCCAAAGAGCCAATAGCCCAATGCCCTTCGCGGTAGTTGTAAGTGACATATGAGTCATTCTCATTGCTGGCGCTAGAAGGGTAAAACCAGATGATCTCTCCATACTTTGAGTTGTGTACTGCGTACACCTTACTGGCTTGGTTGTAGTTGATGTTCTGGAAAACATAGTCACCAACATCAGATACCAATGGCTTGACATAACCGTCATAGACAAAGAAGCCACTCTTAGACATCCAGATCGCTGCGGTGTCAATGGCTGCGACAGCCTGTGAGCTGATCACGCCACAACCTGATCCTGCCTTCTCAAATGAGTACACATAAGGCAGACCGATGTATGTAGCAGCGTGGACATCAACATCGGTAAAGATTAAATTGATACCCCTGACGCGCTTACCGCACTTGATTGAGCCGACTGAGTTGATCTCAAAGTCACCTGCCTGATTGGTTGCCGATGGTGTCCATACAGTATTGTTTTCTTGATCACACCAAGAGACTTTGCGTGGATTACCAGACGCGCCAAGGGCAAAGACAAATCTTTCTGCCGTCGTCATCACAGCCTCATTACCAGTTGGCGCGTTGACAATAGCGATTGCTTTTGTTGGTGTGACAAAGCCTAGTTGCCACTCAAGGAGCTGACCGTCAGCGTTAGAGCACGCAACCAAATATTCGCCCCATGAGTCCATTGTCCAAGTTGTTGCTGGGACTATCCCGCCTAAGTCTGGACGCGCCACACCGTAGGAAAAAGACCCATAAGAGCTGTAACCGTAGCCAGTCTTTAGCGTTGCGTCTGTAATACCGTTTGTGAAGGTGACTGGCGTAATGTCTTTTAAAGTTCCCGCCTCATTCATGGCGTAGAGCTTTGTAGGAGTACCAGCAGCGATGTATCGCACATCTGAGTTATCGCGCCAAGTCAGCATACCGCGAGACACACCAGTCATCTGACTAGTTGATCGCTTACGCCACCCGCCCCAAGGTCTCAAAGTATTCTCAAACCATCTGACTAAGTTGGAGTCAAACCAGCGACCCGCAGACTGGTACTCAGTACCGTTGCGGTAAACGCCAGCAGGGATTCTTATAGGTACGAGTGCCATAGGGTCTAATTATGCTGAAAGATTGGACACAAAGGTAACCGTCGCAATGACAGACGGTATAGATGGTCTTGTTGGTGTGGAGCTGGCAGCGTAGTGCTCAATGTATGCGCCAACATCTGAAGTGCGCCACATGAGTTCAACATAGTCATTTGTGTCAAGACTTACAAAGAAGTTAATTGCACAGATAACATGGAATGGGTCTCCTACGCTCTTTCGCGGTGCCAGTCCAAAGCGTGAGTTTGACTTGTCGATGTTTGTGCCGTTCTTGCGAAACCAGATGTCAATGTCAACCGACGCATTCGTCGTGTTTACTAACTGCACGCTGAATTGGATGTTATAAATTCCAGCCTGAGACACATTAAGCCTTGACGAGTTTGACAAGGTTACGCCATTGTTAAAGTCTGTCGTATCAAATGTGATTGCATAGGCAGTCGTCGTATTGGCTGCCGTCTGGTCTGTGCCGTCTTGGAATGCCCCGTAAGGGTTGTTTAGAAACCTACCACCGCGAGGTGACGCAATGGATTGCAAGGCATTTGTCAACTTCAAGAAGAAGATGCGCAACGCACCATTCGTCTGTGCAACCGTCAGACGGTCATACCGATCCTGCGGGTTAGGCAGATCGGGTACGGCAGGAGTCTGGAGCTGCTGGTAGAAGTTCGTCATACAGCCTTGTTGTACTCGTCTTGCGTAAGTATGCCAATGGCGTACTTGTTCTGAGGTCTGAAGATGGTTAGCTTTTGCTGACGCATCTCAGGCGCAAAAGAGATGTGAGTCCACCCTTTTTCACCGAATTCGTAAATCATCTGGTCAAACTTGATGTTTGATTTCTCAATAGCTTTGCATACTTCTAGTGGAGTACCAAAGCCCTTACAGGTGAAGTCAATAGCCCAGCCGTCCATGTGACTCGATACCTTGCTACCGCCTACCGCTACATTGACTTCTGGCAAACGAATCCATGAATTGACATTGATAGGACTAGCAAGCAATTCTCTGATCTTCTCCATACCAATGGCAGCAACCTTCATGTTCTCCAGTTGCTGTGCATTTGGCTGGTTACTAATGCCAAGCCTTGTGGCAGTATCAGAGTGCGTTGCCTCTTCAAGACTGAAGTGATCGGATAAGTTCATCTCTTAACCATACCTTTCATATCTTCTGTCTTGTCTTTACTGCCTTGACTAGAGCCAAAGTAAAACGATAAAACTTGACCAGCAGCGCTAGTAATAAACCCAAGCGCAAAGATAACTAATTGTTGCTGATCGTTGGGCGTATCTACAAACATCAACACACCTATTAGACAAAATGCTAATCCAACAACACCCAAGGCAAGAATAGGCACAACCATCTTCTCTAGCTTAGTAGCGTTCTCAGAAGTCGCAACAGCAGCGTAAGCCTTACGAGCAGAGTCACGGTCAGCAGCATCTAGCTTGGCGTACTCCAGCTCCAGCTCTGCTATCTTTTCAGCAGCCTTTGGATCGCCAGCAATAGCCTTTGCAACATCAGCAATGGAATCAGACACGCCAAACTTACTAGCCAAAGCGGTAATAGCAGCGCCACCCAAAGGACCAGCGACAGCAGTTGCCAGCGTGGGTGCGACACTCTTGAGAAGATTGAGTAAGTCATTCATTTATTTCTCCAACATATTTCTAATTTACTCTTGTAGTAATTAGCCCTCTTATCGTGCTCACGCACAAACCAAGACGCAATCACAATGATGGCAGTCACCAAGAGTAGAGTTACACCAGCAATAGCCCACCTTAGTATCCCCATCGCCACTCCCTGTCCCAAGTGACAAGCCAAGTTAAACCAAATAAAAACAAGATGATAGAGAACATGGCAGCCAGCAATGCAACATATATGTGCAGTCTTTGCTTGAATCTGTCGATCCTTAACTGCCTTTTCAGAGCCTCTCGCTTTTCGGCTTGTTGTTGCAGTTGAGTAATTACTCTTGCTTCCTCTATCAGCTTGTCTCTCTCTGCCTGAATCTCCACCCACAAGTCTGGCATCCCCAGCTCGTAACGCACCATGTGCTCTAGGTCTTTGTAATACTGCCTTATCTGCCTGACGTGCATTACATTGTCTATCGCTTGCATGGTTACATTCTTAACCTTGCCTTGCTTTGCTAACTCCTTAGTCTCTTCTGTCTTCTTCTTGTAGTCTTCTTCTAGCTGGTCTTGACCGTGAAAGAATTTCGAGAGTAACCCACCGACCTCACCAGCGATACCTGCAACCTCACCGCCAGTCTTCTTGATGTCTTGATACGCCTGAACTGCCGTCTTGATTCCCTCATAGGCAAGTTTGCATCCAGCGAAGATGAGAGTAGGTTCAATCTTTCACCTCTTTGTAGATTTGGTATATCTTTAAACCAATCATCAAGATGGTGTAAACAAGCGTAGCCCACAGCACCAGCTCGCTGACCTGATAGCCATAGACGGTTGCCAATGACACGCCTACTGGCGGTGCTACCTTGGCAGCAATAGCCCCTACGGTTTCTTCTTGGTTTGTCATGCTTTAGCTTCCAAAGCCACCACACGGGCTGTTAGTGCTGTGATTGTTGCTTGCTGTTCTTGAATGGCAGCAGTTAATGTTGCCACTAGGAATGAAACATCAATACCTTGGTATATAGGAACTGTGCGCGTACCCATTACCGCAGGGGTTGTGATATTTCCTTCTCCGTCTTTAACTGCTGGTGTTACTTCATATTCTTCTTGACGGGTTGCGTCTTTATCGCCATTTACTGCATGAGGGAAAACCTCTGCTAATTCATGCGCTATAAATCCTTCTCCATCAGAAGAGTCAACATTCCATTTATATGTGCAAGGCTTGAGTAATGCTATCTTTGCCAATGCCCCAGTCATGGGGGAAATTGTGTTTTTTAAGCGGTAGTCTGAAGATACGTTATAAGAAGTTAAAGAACCATTTGTACTTATCGAACCAACCATTCCATTTGGATTAAAAAAACCAATTTGTGTTCTAGTTGCTGTGCTTCCTTGATTTACTTTAATTGCGTTTTTATTATCATCTGATGTTGATTGAACTGTTAAAAAATAATTAGTATCAGGAGTAACTCCAATTCCAACGCTACCGCTAGAGTCGATACGCATACGCTCTGTATCAACAGTAACAAAGCGTAAAAAGTTTCCTGTGCCGATAGCGTTAATGTTTGTTCTATTTGCACCATTGTCATACTGAATTGCGGCATAAACAGTAGATGGGCTTGTTGAACCCCTTATATATAAACCAGCACCACTACTACCACCAACAAGGTCTATTGCTTTATCGTAACCACCAGTAGCAGTTGGCGAACTAGTACCAATCCCCACATTACCAGAGGAGTTGATACGCATACGCTCTACTGGAGTAGAACCACTTGCAGTTGCAAAAGTTAAACCCGCTGAACCGCTATCTGCTAATTGAGTAGAAGAATTGTATTTCCCTAAAAACGCATAGTTTGTTGCGGTAGATGTATGTAGATATACAGCACCACCAGTAGAACCATAAATATCAACAATCTTTCCATAGCCACCATCATCCGTTGGAGTAGCAGTACCAATTCCAACATTTTGTGCGGTTGTAATAGTTACCGCAGTAGTGCCAGCAGACTGCAAAGTTAGCGCAGTAGCAGATGCAGATGAAAGTGAACTTATAACTGGTGTTGTCAGAGTTTTGTTTGTCAGAGTATCTGTGGTAGCACGACCCACCAAAGTATCGGTTGCTGCTGGTAGCGTCAAAGTGGTAGTGCCAGCAACCGCAGTTGCTGCGACTGTCGTAGTGCCTGATGTTGATCCAGCAAACTTGACTGTGCCAGCAAGCGTTAAAGTCTTACCGCTACCAACATTAAGACCGACAGATGTTCCAGTACCTGCTGCTGCAAAGATTGCATCAACCGAGTCCAGATCGGTATTGATCTTCGTCCCCCATGTATCGGTACTAGCCCCGACTTCGGGTTTAGTAAGTAATAGGTTGGTTGTTGTGGTATCTGCCATATTTCACCTTCATGCTGGGACTTGCGTCCATGTTTCTGAATTGTCTGATATTTCTGTCCAAGTCTCTGGCGTATCTGTCTCTTCCGTCCAACTCTCTGCCGTGTCTGCTACTACACTCCAGCCGTAGCCAATGATTGTGCCGACCGAGCCAGATGCCTCAACACCAATTATCGCAATAGATACAGCATTTGTAACGCTACCGACTGAGCCAGTACCGCCAACACCAGTAATAGCAACAAAGGAGATTGTCTCTGGCAGTAATGTGCCGACCGAGCCAGTTGACGAGTTACCTGTAACAGCAACCGATCTTGATGGCGTAACAGTCCCAGCCGAAGCACTTGCAGAGTTACCAGATACATCAATAGACCTTGATGGTGTAACAGTACCAACCGACAAGGTTGAAGCGTTACCTGTAACGGCTTTAGGTATATTGAATGTAAGCGTTCCAACCGATGAGGTTGACGAGTTACCAGTAATCGCAAGGCTTACAGATGTTCCGACCGTTCCGACATTACCTGTGGCAATCGTCCCATCTTCTTGCTTGGATATGTCTACGCCAAGCGTGCCAATGCCAAGGGTTGACGAGTTACCTGTAATTGCAGCACTAAGCTCTCCAATGCCCCAATTACCGTAGCCATATCTGCCAGAGCCGTAAGCAGCCATTGTGCTGCCTCTTTATTAAGCGAGTCTGATCAAGCCAGTGCTTGAATCATTTGTTGGCATGGTTAAGGTAAATGTTCCAGCCGTTACGGTCTGTGAACCGAAGGTGTGGACGCTGACTGCTTTGTTTGACTGGCTTGAGTTATAGATCAAGACCGCATCGAATGCAGTTGATAGGGTCACATTGGAATAAGCGATTGATGCACTTGGAGTCACAAATGCTGTGGTGCTGGTAGAGCTTGGTGCTGTACCAAATGTCACCGTAGCACCGCCAGCCGTGTAGTTAGTGCCTGTCACTTCACCAGTAGATGAATAGGCAGTTGTCGTTGCGTTGACTGTGGCAGACGCAAGGTACAAAGCAGCCTTGAATGTGTCGGCAGTACCTGCTGTGTGAGCTGGTACGCTGGTAGAAAATGCGTGTACAGCGTTGAGTAAATCAACCTTGAAAGATGTACACATTGCTTGCGTGTTAGCCATGATATTTCCCTTAACTTAAAGATTGCGCGACTGCTTCACCAGTCACATTTCGTTTTAAGGTCATATGGACTGAGCGATGCACAAGCTCGCCTTCTAGCCAATATTCCACCCAGTTCGTCGTCTCGTTGTCGGTGTCGATAGAACCTTCTCGCTTCTCTAGCAAGGAGACATCCATCTCGCCTTTTGTTGTGTTCACTAGCATTTGTTATCCAAAAGTCTTTGCACGTGTTTTTAATACACCACCAGTTGAAGAACTACGATCATCTGCTTGCGTGACCTCTTCAAGACCAGCTCGGTACATCGATGCCCATACAGCAATTCTCGCATCATCTTGCAGATAAGGAGCTGCTTGCATAAGAGCACCATAGAGATAAACATCTGGAGCAGCAGTCAGTAGCCAGTTGGTTGTGTTGCTAGTTGATAACTTACTCAACTTTGCATAATAGATCAGCTCGCCTGTATAGGCAGCGTCTGGTACTGGAAGGTAGCGAAACTGCTCACCCACCACGGTAAAAAATACAGGCTTAGTTGCTGTGCGATATGTAACCGCCAGAGTGTCCATTGAGTCGATAGTCTCAAACTGCAATGGCGTGACTGGATTAGTATCGAGTTTGAAAGACTTAACTTCTAGGAAGTTATCTGGGACTGCGGAGTATTCGGTAGTGATCGATGCGGTAGCACGCACGATCATCTGTCTGGTGCGCAAGTTTCTTTCGATCTGAGCCTCTGCCAGAGAGATAAAGTCTGGAATAGCAGTAGTCAGGTCTGAGCGATTAAGCCAGTCCCCGACCGAAGTCTTCAGTTCAGCATAGGTTGTTAACGCCATCTTCAGCCTTTTCTGCTTTCTCAAGATCACGCATCACCCAAGTGTG